CCTTGTGCTCGACCGCGAACGTCGCGACCATCTTCGCGTTCCACGGAGCGAGCGCCTCCTTCGGGATGCCACGGCCGAGGATCGTCGTGACCGACGGGACGTACAACTCGTGCGGCTTGCGCTCCGGCCACACGTAGTGCCGACCGCCCGGCCCCTGCACCGTCCTAGTCGGAGCCAAGTTTCCCGGCCTCCTTCTCGATGCGCGCTTCGGCTGCGGGGTGAACCTTGCCGTCTGTGCCGATCACGACGAGCCGCTCGAAGTCGCCCTCGATGATCGCCGTGAGGAGCCCGTAGCACGCGAGGAACTCGGCCTCGGCCGCGTCGTGCGACCACGCGCGCATCGGCGACGGGAAGTACATCGCGAGTTCGTCGGCCACCGGGTCGGCGTACATCGCGCGCATCGTCGGGCCCATGAAGTCGCGGCACTCGACGCGGAGCGCGAAGTCGTCGGCCCACTTGACCGACTCCGGCATCTCGGCCGGGAGTCCGAACCGCTCGGCGACCGCGACCATGAGCCCCGACTCGATCTTGCGGTACGCGTCGCCGAACTCGTTGTAGTGCTTGATCGGCCGCGCCATGTCCGAGAGGTACGCCTCGGTCGCGTCGTGGAGGAGCCCGTAGAGCGCCTCGTGCACGTCCGAGGTCTTGCGGAGCACGAGCCGCGCCACGTTGCACGAGTGCTGCGCGACGGTGATCGGGAACCCGTCCGTCCGCTTGACGTGTCCGGTGAACCTCGGCTGATTCGAGAGCGCGTACGCCACGTCCTCGATCGTGACCATCTCCGGCTTCATGTCGAGCGGCTCGACCATCGTGTCCGCCGCCGTCCATATCGCGTTCGGGTGCGCCGCCACGAGCCCCTCGGGGGTCATGGGCACGCCGCCCTCGAACTCGTCCGTCATGTCGTGAACCTCCTACTCGTCTCGTCGGTGAACTTGTCGATCTTCTCGCCCCGAGGGAACGTCGCGGGCATCCCGCGCCTCATCACGTCGAACGCGACGGCCGAGCGGAGGTCGGCGATCGTGCCGCCGTTCCACAACTCGAAGTCCGCCTCGATCGACTCTTGCACAACTTCCGACGGGTGCATGTCGCCATCCTCGCCGAGCGGACGCACGACGCGGACGACCATGCCGCCGAGGTTGCGGACGGCCTGCGCCTCCTCGGGGAACCGGCAGTCGGTGACGACCACCGACCCGTCCGCTTCGAGCACCGCGCGCATCTTCGCCGCCGCCGTCTCGATCCAGAAGTCGCCTCCCCACACGTCGCGATGCGCCTCCGTGCCGTAGCGTTGGAGGAACTCGCGGACGGTCATGTCCTTCGTCTCGGAGTACGGCGTGCCCCATCCGACGATGAGCGCGACCTTGGCGAGCGGATCGTTCTTGAGCCGATCCCACGTCTCGACCGGCACGTCGAACAACGCCGCCGCCGACTGCTTGAGCGCGTCGGCGAACGAGACGCGGGTGAACCCGTGCTCCTCGACCAAGATCGCGCCGGTCGTGTCCTTGCCGCTCGACTTCTTGCCGACGAGCCCGACGATCACGACTCGCCCCGCTCGATCCCGAGTGCCGCCTGAATCTCGTGTGCGCGTGCCACGAGCGCCTCCGGGTCGTCGGCGTGCTCCATGTACGAGAGCCACACGGTCGCGATCACCGCGATCCCGTTGACCGCCTCGCGCATCCGGCCCGCGATCGACCCGAGGAACACGAGCCCGAGGAGGATGGCCGAGATGTAGAAGATCGTCATGCCTGCCGCCATGCCGGGACGATCGCCTCGATGTTCGAGAACGCCATCTTGCGCGTGCCCGCCACCGCCGCGAGCGCGACGGCCCACGGGAGCATCTGACAATCGGGCCCCATGACCACGAGGTCGCAGTCCATGAGAGCGTCGAGGTCGCGCTGCACCACGTCGGCCGCGTCCTTCGCGCGCCGCTTGTGCCCGGCCATCTCGTCCAACTCGACCGGATCGACGGCCCGGTACCCTGCCGCCCGGAGCGCGCGCGTGATCTGCGCCGCGTCCTCGTTCTGCGCGAGGACGAACGCCGTCCTCATCTCAACCGCCGTTCCCACTCGTAACCTCCTCCTCCTCGAAGCACTCGCCGAGCGCCACGAGTTTGTCGAATGTTTGCAGACTTGGCGACGACACCTTGCCGCCCCGCCGGTACATCGAGGAGACGACCGCGAGTGCCGCCGACTCGATCCGGTGCAGTCGATCGAGTTCCTCCGTGGCGATCGCCGCCTGCGTCGGCAACTTCGTCGGCGAGTCGAGGTCGGGTGGTGGCGTGTGGTGCTTCACGGGATGACGTGAATCTCCGACGCCGGTGCCGACTCGTTCTCCGAGAGTTCCTCCATCTCGACGTGCACCGCCCGGCCGACCTTGACCGGCCACGCGAGGTACGGCGTGCCGCCCGTCTCGGCCGCGAGCGACAGGAGGAGTTCGCGATCTTCGGCCGTGATCTTGCCGTCGCGCTTGCATTGCACGAGCCACACGTTCGGCCGCTCGACCTCGAAGCCGCCCGCGCACGGGCACTCTACGTCGTCGGCCGCGAAGAAGATCACGAGGTCTACGATCCCGCGCGAGCCCGCCGACCGCACCACGTACGTCGCGTCGAGGTCGTGCATCGCGTGGTCGCGCACCTTGCGCTCGAAGTCGGCACCGGCCGCGTAGTTCGTCCTGCGCTCGAAGATCACGTCAGTCGATGAGCGCGAGGACGACGAGGAGCCCGACGCCGAGCCCGATGAGGATGAACACCGGGAGGTTGAACCCGGTGAACGCCGCCACGACGAGCCCGAGGACGATGAGGAGGAACGGAATCATCTCGCGCATCCTACCGTCACGCCGTCCACCCGTCCCACTCTCCGCGCCGAGCGGACGCGTCGAGCGCCGCCATCGTCGGGTACTTGCGCCGCATGATCGAGCCCTCGGACGCACGCGACCACGCGGCTCGGACTGCGGCCGGAGCCCGGAGCGCCTTGGCGTGCTCGGCCTTGATCCTCGCCCGGAACCGACGAGCCTCGCGCCGCCGTTCCGCCGCTGCGTGACGCTTCGCCTTGGCGCGCTGCTCGCGCTGCTCGTCCGAGAGCCGGGTCTTGCGGACGCGCGGCTTGTAGTTCTTCCGGTTGCGCTCCAACTCGCGCGCGCGGAACGCAGGGTCGGTCGCGTACCGCCGCCGGTAGGACGCCGACCGCGTAGCGCGGTACCGCGACGACTTCATGTTGCGAGCCGTCGCGGTCTTGCGCTTCTCGATCTGCTCCGGCGTCCGCCACCGTCCGCAATACCACGTGCGGCCCGGCACCGGCGTCGTCGGGTCAAGCATCGACACCTACGCCCTCCGCGCCCTCGCGCGCCGCTTGCGCGCCGCCTCGCGTGCCCGGTACTCCGGCGTTGAGCGCCGCTCCTTCATCTGCCCGAGCCGACGGGCCCGGTACTCCGGGTCGTTGTGGTACCGATGGTGCTCGCGCGCGCGTTGACGCGCCTGCCGCTCCTCCGGGGTGAGGGTCGGCTCCGGCGTCGCCTCGCGGACGGCGTACGGCCGGAGCCCGAGGTTCTCGATCGCGTGCCGGTGCCCCGCCTCGCGCACCACGTCCGGCGGGAAGATCGCCGCGAGGAGCCCCTCCTCCGGCGTGAGCCGCCCGTGCCGGATCGCCTGCACCACGAGGTCGGAGACTCCGGCCGTCGTGATCGCGTCCGGCGTCCACTCCTCGGCGACCGCGTGTTCGAGTCGTGTCATCTAGCCGACCTCCTTCAACTCGTAGCCGTGCTGCGTCCATGAGATGAGCGCCGAGCGAATCTCCTCGATGTACTCCCACGTCGGCCGCTCGGTCGCCTCGACCTCGAAGTCCACGCGGAACGTCGGCGTCGGCTTGTCGTAGTAGCCCCACGCCTCGGGGAACGCGTAGCCCCGGATCGCCTCGATGATGAGCGGCTCGAAGTGCTCCTCGAACGACGCCCGGCCACCGTGGAACGGGATCGTCACGACCCACTTGGACTTGCGCGGGCCGGGCCGACGGATCACCCGCGAGTACGCCTCCTTGTCGAGCCCGATCGACTCCGGCTTGTCGATCCACAAGACGAGCCGGACGTGCGTGTCCTCGGAGCCGTCGAGCGGCTCGGCGATCACGCGGCCGACGATGCCCTCGTGCTCGAACTCGGCGATCGTCTTATGAGCCATCGGACGCCTCCTCCCACTCGCGAATCTCGGCCTCGGTGCGACTGCGCTCGCCTTGGAGCCGAGCGAGTTCGAGTTCCTGCGCGCGCCGCTCGTTGCCGTCGAGCCCGCCGTTCGCGAGCCGCGACTCGACGCGCGCCACGTCCTCGGCGTTGTTGCGGAGCGCCGCGTTCATCGCGAGACGATCTGCTTGCCGCGCCGCGACACGGGGGTCGGGGTGGAACTCGTCCTCCTTGACGACCCACGTGTCATCGCGCCTGCGCCTTGTCGTCCTGCGTGCCATGCTAGTCCTCCTTCGTGGTCGCGTACGTTGCGAGGAGGTTCTCGACCGGCTTGCCGTCGGCCTCCTTCGTGAGATGCCACCCGCCGCAATAGAGCACGCACGGGTACACCGCCTGCGGAGGAGCGTCATGGTGAGAGCCACCACGCTCGAACCGCTCGATCGCCTTGAGCCCCTCGGCGATCGCCTGCTCGTGATCCTCGTACCGCGCCTTGTTCGTCATCGGGCACAAGTTCGCCCCGGCGACGCGCGTGTGCTGCTTCGAGCCCTTGCGCGAGCGCGGCTTAGGATCGTCGGCCCAACTCGCCATCTACGCCACCGCCTCGGCGACCGGCTCGGTGGAGGAGGACTCCGTGGAGCCCTCCTCCTTGTTGGCGAACTTCACGTCGAGCACGAGGTCGGCCGCGCGCTGCGCCTTGGCCGCTGCCTGCACGACGAACTTCTTGTCGTCGCGGAGGGTGCGGAGCCACGACGCGATGTACGAGGAGGACGCCTCGATCTTGTCCTCGATCCCGGCCACCGCACCGATCATCGCTGCGCCGAGTTCCGCGACGAGTTCCTCCATCGCGTACGGCTCCGAGCCGAAGTTCGTGGACTCGATGCGATCGAGCCGCGACTCGTGACCCGTCGAGTGAACGAGTTCGTGGAACGCGACGTGGTAGAAGGAGTCGCCGTCGATGAACGCCTCGGGGAGCGGGAGCGCCACCGAGTCGAGGAGCGGCGAGTAGTGAGCCGAGTCGCCGCCGCGCGTGACCTTGAGCCCGGTGCGCTCGGCGTAGTCGGCGATGATGTTCTCGGCGACCTCGTTCTCGTCGTGTGCGCGGAGGTCGTCCTCGGTGCCGTCGGCCGGTACGCCGTTCGGCCACTCGGCCTGCTCGACGTTGAACACCGTGTAGCCCTTGAGCATGAGGAACTTGTCCGTGACCTCGCCGGTCGCCTTGTCCTTCTTCTCGATCGGCTTCCAAAGCACGACGAGCGTGCCCTTCTCGCCCTTCTTCACGAAGCCGCCCGCGCGCTTGATCCCGTTGAACGTCGCCCACCGCGAGTCGGTGTAGCCCGACGCCATCGCGGTCATGGCGGTCAAGAACACGTTGACGCCCCGGTACGGCCGGTTCGAGTTGAGGTTCCGAGCGACGCCGCCGATCGACTTCCACGGCCGGTGCCACGGAACGACGCCTGCTTCGAGCGACTCGATGATCCGCTCGGTGACGCGCTCGTAAATGTCAGTCTTGCCGGTCATGCGATCCTCCTTGGTAGTGGACTTCATGGCCTAAGACTAGATGCGATCGCGCGCCGTGTCAAGGGTGAGTTTCACTAGTAGAACTCTCCGCGTCGAATGTACCCATGCCACGATCGGCCGTCGGCCTTGGAGACGAGGATCGAGTTCGAGGAGCCGTCGCCCGGTGCCACGGTGATCGTTCCGTCCTCGTGCTCGCGCACCGTGTGCTGCTCGAGACCCGCCACGCCAAACCCGTCGAGGTAGATCTCCCACGTGAGCCCGGTGAGGTTCGACGGATACTCGGACTTCGCCGGTCGGCCCGACACGCGATTGAGCACCTTCCAGTAGTCACCATCGCGAAGGTCGTCGGGAAGGTCGCCGCGCGCCGTATCGGGTCTGCGCCGTCCGATCATCGCCGTCGTCTCCGCGAGCCCTCGCACGTCTTTCCGTGGAACTCGTAGCAGTCGCCGAAGTACCGGGCCCGCCGCTTCTCCGAGACGTAGAACGCCAGGGTGTCCGTCTCGCCGACCAACTCGAAGCCGTCCACGCCTGCCGGTGCCGGGAGCACGTCCACCGGCATCTTCTTCCCGCGCTGCGTCTTGACCCACCGAACCTCGGCTCCGCAGTCGCGGCACTTGCCGTCGGGATCGAGCGCGCCCTTGAGCGACGAGTTGCCCGCGCCGGACGCCGACGCGCCGAGACGACCGGCCGCGATCCGGGTGCACTTCTCGGCCTCGGACTTCGGGCACCACCACCGCCCGTCTTGTTCGCCCCACACGAGCGACGTGAGCGACCGACGACATAGCGCGCACTTGCGCTCGGGGGTGGAGGAGGTCGCAGGAGGAGGAGGGGGGTCGTCGGGCTCGGGCTCGCGCGGCTCGACCTCGACCGCCTTGAACTTGCGCTTGAGCGCGGCGATGAACTTGTCCTCGTCCATCACCGGCCCGTTGTCAGTACGGGATACGGTAGGGGTTGCCGACGAGTCCTCGACGCTCGCGCTCGGCGATGTAGTCTCGGCACCCTTGGCAATTGCGGCCGATCGTGTAGCGATGCTTGCACGATCGCTCGATGGTCGCCTGCGGTTCGCCTTGTTTGGCAACGTGCTCCTCCCGTTCGCGGCGACGGCGGGCCGCTGCTTGTTTGCGACCCGCCGCCATCCGATCTAGCGCGTCCTAGACGTTCGCTGCGTCGCGGGCCGACTCGACCTTGACGTTGAACTTCTTGAACATGCGCCCCGCCTTCGACTCCTCCTCGCCGACGTACTTGACGCCGAGACGATCGCCGACCTCGATGCCCGACCTCGGGATCGAGCGAGCCGCCGCCGAGTTGTCGTTGACGTACCACACGAGCGGGTCGTCCTCCGAGACGGCCGAGTTGTCGCCACCGGCCTCCGTCGTGTGCGCGACCTCCGGTGCGACGATGTACCCGGTGTACGGGCCGTAGTCGCCGTCACCCTCGAACGTGTCGATGACGCGTCCGACGAGCCGGTCGCCCTCCTCGTACTCCCACTTGCGGGAGTCGGTCGTGCCACCGGAGTCGAGCCCGTCCACGAACGGGTCGGCTGCGGCCTCCTGCTTCTTCCGTGCTGCCACGCGGTACCTCCTTCGGTAGTTGTCGTTGTCGTGTAGACCAACGTGGCTTCGCATAGTGTAGCGGGCCGGACGTTGTGTAGACGCCCGGCCCGAACCGAGCGGACGCTAGCGACGGATGATCGTCGCGTCCTTGTTCTTCGCGAAGATGCCCACGAGCGAGTTGAGCGGCGTGAACACTTCGAGCGCGGCGAGAGCACCGGCGACCACGCACGAGCGGATCACGCTCGCCGAGGTTCCGTCCGACGCCTGCAACTGCACGACGAACGCGAGAGCGCCCGCCGCGAGCGCGCGTCCTGCGAGACGCATGTAGCGGTTCATTGTCACCCCCTTCACGCGAGGTAGGAGTACACGGCCGACACCGGCCGGTAGTACATCGAGCACACGAGCGGCCCACGCTCGGAGCCGTGCGAGACGACCTTGCCGTTGCCGATGTAGACGGCCACGTGCCCGTACGGGAACCCGCCGCCGTACATCACGAGGTCGCCCGGCCGCGCCTGCGACGGCGAGACTCGGCGACCGTGAGCGGCGAGCGTGCCGGTGTAGCCCTGCCCGGAGTACCCGAGCCCGTCCGGATCGGGAGCACCGGCGACCCAATAGCACCACGTGGCGAACGAGGAACAGTCCTCGTACCTCGGGATGCCCGGCGGTTTGATCTTGTTGCGGACGCCGTACATGCGGAGCGACGACTCGGTGTAGTGAATCGACGGCTCGTGGTGCGCGCCGTAGAGCGCCGTGTCCACGATGAGCGCGCGCTTCGAGCGCGACGGCTGCTTCGGGAGCGTGTAGTGGTTCCAGAGCCACACGGCGTACGGCACCTTGGCGATGTACGGCCGGAGCGCCTTGTGCGTCGCCGGGCCGTACTGCCCGTCGGCCTTGATCCCGTGCTTGGTCTGGAACCGCTTGAGGTTCGCCTGCCATGCCGAGCCCGCAGTCGCCGTGCCGACGTTGATCCCTCGGCCGAACCCGGCCTGCTTGAGCGCGTACTTGGTCGCGATCACGTCGCGCCCCTTCATGCCGCGCTTGATCGTCCGTTGGAGCGGCTTGAGGTAGATCACGCCTCGCCCTTCTTCGCCGGGTCGTAGCCGCCGGTCGTCACGTCGTGATCCTCGCCGGGGTCGCGGTAGTCGATCGCCACGTCCTCGGCGTGCTCGGGGATCGGCTCCATGTTGCCGGAGTCGTCCACGGTGATCGGGTGGAACCGGAGGAACAGGGTGAACAGGAACGCGAGGAGCCGCTCGATCATGCGATCGGGTACCCGTTCTTTTCGAGGAGCATGTTGCGGACGCCGCCGACCGCCGCCGGGTACCACTTCTTCCACCCCGTGCCCGCCGCGTGGACGTAGTGCGGGCCCGCGTACCACGGCTGAAACCCGCGCTCGTCGTACATCTCGCGCGCGTGCGCGAAGCACCGCTCGGGGTCGGTCGCCATCGCGACGAACGCGTCGAGGTCGGCCACCGACTTCGAGCCGCCCGCCTGCGGCACCGGCTTCCCGTCCACGACCTTCGGCGGGAGCCCGCCCTTGTTGCCGTCGTTGAGTTGGCACGGGCCCCAATCGGTCGAGCCGTCGCCGCCGTCGGCCGGAGCGTTGTAGTGGTACGCCTGCGTGTAGAGGTTCGACTCGGCCATGAACGTCGCGAGCATGAGCGCGAGGTTCTCCACGTTCGTCCACCCGAGGTCGAGGAGGATGCGCGCGACCTTGCGTGGCAGTAGCGGGGTTCCGGCGAGTGGCACGAGCCCTAGTGTACCTCGTACGGTCGGTGGCCCGTTCGCACCGAGCGGACACGGACGCGCCGCGCGCGCCGGACGCGCCGGAGTTCGGCCGCGACTCCGAGCACGACGCCGATCGAGAACACGATCACGGCCGCGAGGGTCTGCGGCGAGAGGATGATCGCGAGGATGGCCGCTAGCACGACACGTCCTCGTTCGCCTTGAGCCGCTTCTCGGTCGCCGAGAGCGATCGCAGGAGGAGCGGCCGACCGAACGGCCCGCCGTCCGGGTGCTCCTTGAGATACCGGAGCGTCTCGTGCTTCGAGCGTACGTCCTGCTCCTTCTGCGCGCAGAGTGCACGGTGCGACTGCTTCGCGAGGTCGCGGTTTTCGAGGATCACCCTCGTCAAGATCACGGCGAGCACGAGGATCGCGATGAGGTACGCGTAGAACAGGAACACGCGAAGTCGGCTCGTCACGAAGTACGCGGAGTTCGGCATCCTATCTATCACCCGTCCGGTCGCACCGGATCGTGTCGCCTGCCGCGAGCACGTGGTCGAGGTTGTGGAGCCGGATGCGGTACCTCCGCTTCTGCAACGCCGTCGAGTCGGGGTCGTTGAGCCCGATGATCGTGACCTTGCGCTCGCCCCTCCAATACGCCGTCGCGCCCGCGATCGCCTCGCACGAGCGGGACTGCTGCGCGTCGAGCCGCTGCTGCGCCTCGTGGAGCCCGTGTACCGCCCGAGCGAGCACGAGCGCCATGACGAGGATCGCGACGAGGTACGAGTAGAACAGGATGACGCCGGGAGTGCCGAGCCGCGCGCGGTTGAGCCTACCCATCATTCCCTCCCCCGCGCCGGACGATGTTCACCCCGAACACGTACCCGGCGAGCGCGAGCATGAGCGGAGTCGTGAACGTGAGCGCCGTGTAGTTCTGCGTGATGAGCCCGACGACGAGCGCCGCGCACCACCCGACGAGCACTACGGCTGCGAGCGGAAAGATGAGCAACTCGCGACGATCGGAGTGGCCGTTGTTGTTCATCTTCTTCTCCACGACTCGATCGCAATTCCGAGCGCAATTCCGCACACGAAGAACAGGAGGTTGACGAGCACGAACAATTCGAGCACGTAGTCATCCACCTATCCACCGTTCGCGATCGCCTTGTTGACCGTCTCGCACAACTCGCGCTGCGACGTGTACGTGAGCGACTTGACCAACTCCTTCATCGGCTGCGCCTGCCCATAGTCCAAGTTGGCAACGTCGATGAGCCCGAGGAGCCGACCACGCAGACGATCGAAGTCGCGCGCGATCTTTCGCTCGGGCTCGGTGTTGAAGAACTCGACAGTCGTTGGCATGACGCTCCTAGAGGACGCGGATGATCTTGTTCTTGACGAGGTACGGGCCCATCTGATTGAACGCCGTGCCCGAGCCGACGGATGCCGTCGCGCCCGAGATGGCGTGCGTGTGAGAACCCGCCGCCGCAGACATGCCGCCAAGTGCGTGAACGTGAGACGAGCCTGCGGCCGACGTGCCGGTTAGAGAGTGGGTATGCGCCCCCCCGGTCGAGATGGTGCCAGTCGGAGTCCCTGCGGATGCCAAGTCCATCGCTGAGGAGTAATGGGTCGAGTAGTTGAACCCGAGGATAAATCCATTCGTACCTCCCGTTCCGAGCCCGCCGTCAGCCGACGCGTATCCGTGCGAGTGCCCGCTCATCGCGTTCCCGGTGAACGTGTGATTGTGAGTCCCACCCGATGCTGCCGAGAGAGTGCCAACGCCGTGCGTGTGGGAAGATTCGGCTAGCACCGAAATCGTCCCGACTCCGTGGAAGTGATCCCCTTCCGTGTCGTTCGTCAGCGTGCCCGAGCCGTGAGAGTGCGCCGGGAGGTTTCCCGTCGCGAGCGCGCGCGTCTCGGCCCCGCCTGCCTGCCCGAGTGTGTTGTTCGACGCCATGCGACCGGCCGCGCCCTGCGCCGTGCCCATGTCGTCCGGTGCGACCGAGTGGCGTCCGCGCGAGTCGGGAATGTTGAACGTCGTGGTGCCGTTACCGTTTCCGTACGGGTAGCCCGCCGCCGCCATGATCCCGTGCAGGGTCGCGTACGTCGAGCGGGAGATAGCCCGGCCATCTTCGAGGAGGAACCGGGTGTCGGCCGGGTCGCCCGAGCCAACGTAGTCGAGCGATCCTCCGATCGGGACTCCGGGCCCGGCGTCGAGCACGAGCCACACGGTGCCGGTTGAGAACGAGAGCGAACCGTCGTCGGTCGCGTAGTAGAACTTGCCCGCGAGCGTCGCCGCCGGGCCGCGAGCGGCGAGCGTGCCGGTCTTGTAGATCGCCGCGTCGTCCAACGTCACGTTGTCCGCCGAGATGAGGTTGTCTCCCTGCGAGATTAGGTCGGTGCCGGACGGCTGCGAGAGCGCGAGTCGAGGAGTCGGTGCCATGCTACCTATCCACCCTCTACGGAATCACCGTCGTCGTGTCGTCCCACGCGACCGCTCCGGCCGCGTCCCACGCGTGCACGGGTTCGTCCCACGTCACGCCGTCGGCCACCGCGTACGTCAGAACGATCCCGGCCGGTTTGACTGCCAGGAGAGCCGCGCGCACCGCGTCCTCGTCCGGCGTCTCAGCCGTGCGGGTGACGAACGAGAGCCGGTACGCCGAGCCGTCGCGTTCCTGCGTGAACACAAACTTGTCTCCGGTGAGGAGCCGCTGCGCGACCTCGACCATGTACGCGAGCGTGCCGCGCCGCCGAGCCTCGGCCGACTCAATCATGGCGCGCATGTCGTCGTCGCCGGTGCCGACCGGGATGCGGACGCCCGCCATCTGCGCGAGCCATAGGAGCGCGTACGTGTTGAGCGCCTCCTCGGGATCGAGGAGCGTGGCCCACGGGAGGAGCCCGGAGTCGGACTGCCGCGCGTACTGCTCGACCTCCTTGAACATCTCGCCGATCGAGTCCACGAACGCGGCGAGGTCGGTCGAGTCCGAGTCGATGGCCTTGACCTCCTCGTACAACGTCTCAGCGAACGCCGTGTCCATAACTAGACCGCCGTGATGGTCATGGTGCCCGGCCGCGTGAGCGGAGCCGGGTCGCCGGACAAATCCACGTCAACGCCACCGCCCTCGACCGTGAGCGTGCCGATGAACGCGACGCCCTCGACCATGAGGATCGCGCGCGCGATGTTGAGGTACCCGACGGTCTGCGTGTTGATCCACGGGCGATCGAACCGGCCGTCGCCGGACGACGCGCGGCCCCAATTCGCCGGGTCGAGGTAGTCGTTGAGCGCGGCCTCGACCGTCGAGAGCACCGTCGGCACGTCGAAGCCGGGCAGGATCGTCACGGTGGCCGTCACGTCGATCGTCGTGTACGTCGGGTCGATCACGTTGACGACGAAGTTGACCTCGCGCCGCGCTTCGAGGTACGCCTCGATTTCGTCCTGAATCGTGCCCGAGACGTTCTCGCCCTCGGCGTCCACGGCCGCGAGCGCGATCATGCGCTCGTTGTCGTACGTGTCCGTGTGCGGGTCGTACCCGTCCACCGCGACCGCGCGATCGACGCCCGCGATCCTCCGCGCGAGAATCTCGAAGTCCTGCGGCACGATCGGCCGGGGAGCCATGAGTTGCAACTCGTCCGCGAGCCGCGCGAGGTACTCGTCGTCCGTCTCGGCGTCAACGCCGCCCGAGGTCGAGCCCGTGACCGTGACGGCCGTGACGTACGCGAGCGTGTCCACGAGCGTCGCCGCGCCGGTGAGCCCGTTGCCCGCCTCGCCCGGATCGACGGCGACGATGTTGACCGTGGCCGACGAGACGCCGATCGGAACCGTGACCTCCTCGGAGGTCTGGAACGCCACGTCACCGAGCACGAGGTACGTGCCCGCCGGGATCGTGTGGCCGAGCGTGTCGGAGAGCGTCCACGATGTGACGCCGATGGCCTGCACGCCGTCGATCGGGTCGATGCCGACCGTCTTTTGGCCGAACGCGCGGAAGATCGCAGACGGCACCGAGGACGCGACCTCTGCTTGTTCGGTCGCCATCTCCGCGATCGCCTCGATGAGCACGACTTCGAGGTTGCCCGCCGCCGCCTGCCATCCAGGAAACGCGGCCGTGAGGTACTCGATCGCGTCGTCCTTGAGCGCCTCGGGGTCGGTTTCGATCGGGAGGTCGATGTACGCCATCTACTGCTCGCCCTTGTCTGCCGGGTCGGAGTCGAACCGGACGATCGAGATGAATTCATCGAGCGAGTCGATCCGCGCGACGCCGGTGAGGTCGGTGCGCGGCTCCCACTCGCGGAGTTCCTCCGTCAGTAGGTCGGCGTCCACGGGTGCCTGCTCGAACGTCGGGTCGGAGAGCCCGAACTCCGGCAACTCGTCGCGCCACCCGCGCCGTGTCTGCGCGATCCGCTGCACGCAGTCGGCGACCTCATCGGCCGACTCCTGCTCGGTGACGGCCGCTTCGAGGTTGCCCGTCGCCGGGTTCGTGACGAACCGGAACGGGAACGAGAAGTGCGGAGTCTCGACGGTGGACATGTCTACCTATCCCTCCTCCGTTGGAGGGGTCGGGATGATGCCCATGTCGGCGATCGCGACCGCGATGGCGTCGATCGCGCGCTCCTCGAACAAGACGTGCGCTTGCGCGAACGTCTTGTAGGTCTGCGCGCCGAGCGTCGCCGGGAGGATCGAGTCGATGTACTCATTGCCCGGAGCGAAATGGCAATGGAGAAGTTCGTGCACTAGCGTCTCGCGCTGCGACTCCGGGCTCGACTTGAGGTACGCCTCGCCGAGCGCGATCGTGGCCTCGCGTCTCGCGTGCGCGCAGTCGATCCGGGCGAACGTGTCGTCGGGAAGTTCGTGCCACTCGATCGAGATGCCCCAATCGGTGAGCCCGAGCGTGTTCTTCACGATCGCGATCCACTCGATGAGAGTGCGTGGTGCGCTAGTGTCCAATTGCGATCCAATCGAAGTCCTCGGCCTGCGTTGCGGCATTGAAAAACGCCACGAATTGAGAGGCAGACCGCGAGCCGATCCTGAAAACCGGCTGCGCTCCTAACCCCTTACTCACCGCAAACACGTAGTCACACGCCGTTGGGAACGCCGTCGGGAACGTGACCGTTATGTTGCCGCCGCCGTCAGTTGTTGCCGACTTCGAGCCCGCCTTCACGATGTACTGCGTCCCTGCCGTGAACCCATCCGTCAATTTCAGGAGTTGTCTCATCACGAACGCGGTCGTCGCGAGTTGCGTCGTGTTCGTGTCTTGCGCCGCCGTCGGTGCCGCCGGAGTTCCCGTGAGGGTCGGACTCGCGAGCGGAGCGCGGCTGATATCTACCGGATGGACATGATCCGCTCGGGCGTATCTTTTTGACGTACCAATTGCGCCAATCCCGGAGTCAGCGGGAGCGATGGAACTCGATGCTTGTCCGAGCACGAACGCGGTCGTCGCGATCTGCGTCGTGTTGGTATCGACCGCCGCCGTCGGTGCCGCCGGAGTTCCCGTGAAGGTCGGACTCGCGAGCGGAGACTTGGCCGCGAGGTCGGCCGTGAGCCCCGTGACTTGAGACTCGGCGATCGTCACCGGGTCGGAGCCCGCCGCCGCGTGCGTGGCCGCGTGTGCAGTCGGCGTGCGCGCGTCCGTGAGTCTCGCGTCGGTGGACGCCACGATCCCGCCGTGCGCCGTGGTGGTGAGCCCCGTGTGCGCGCCGAGTTCGGCCTGCGTTGCCATGTCCGCCGCGAAGTCGGGGTCGGGGTACGTCCCCGAGAGCACCCCACCGGCCGCGGTGCCCACGTGTATCGCCGTCGGGTCGATGACGCCCGCTTCGCCGTCCCACGCCGCGATCCACGGCGAGCCCTGCTCATCGAACGCCACGAGGATCGAGTCGCCGACCTCCATCGAGTCCACGTGCTCGAACGGCATCGGGCCGTAGTCGTGCGTCGCGTTGAACGACGGCAGGGTTGCGTACACGCCGTCGGGCGTCACGCGCGAGACGCTGCCGAACGCGAGGTTGCGCGCCTCCTTCTTGCCGTCTCCGAATTGGTCGAGGATGCTAGACATGATCTACATGCCCTCGAAGTGTCGAGGGGTGAACCCGGCCGTCGAGCGCCGTTGCGTGCTCAAGTGCGCGCCCGAGCGCATCTCGTACACGCCACGATCCGATTGTACTTGCCTTGGCCCGCCGGTATCGAACCGAGCGTACCGAGCGCCGGAGCCCTTCACGAACTCGATCCACACGTGGTTCGCGTTGGCCCACACGGTGAACAACTTACCCTGCCCCGGCTTGCCGTACTTGGCCGCGAAGTCGCCGGATACCCACGCCGTGTCGTGGTCGAACAACCCCGCCTTGTGCAGTACCCACGAGGTCGAGGAGGAACAGTCGAACCGCGTGCCGGGCCCGAGCGAGTCTAGCGGGACGCCGTGACCGCCGCCGTAGAGGTACGACGGAGTGTTCCGATCTACCGCCTTGCACGCGTTTATGAGCGCCGTGAACGCGTCCGACTTCTTGCCCGACACCGTACCCTCGACCGTCACCGACTCGCGCTCGGGTGCGGGCTCGCGCTTCGGAGCCTGCGGGGTTCGGAGGTTGAGCGTCGAGAAGCCGCCGGTCGCCTCGCGCTGCACTTCCCACACGAGCCACCGCGTGCTCGCCGGGCCCGCGTCGGCCAACTCGATCGTCTCGCCGTGCCGAACGTCCTGCCGTTGAAGCACGATCGTCGCCGTGTTGACCGGCTTGCCCTCATCCCAATCGAACTCCACGTCAATCACGCGCGGCGCGAGCCGGTCGAGTTCGAGCACCGGCTTTTGCTTGTAGAGGTCAACGTCCTCGACGTAATAGACAGTGTTGCCACGGACGAATACGCGCCAATTGACCTCGGCCGCGAGCCGGTTCATCGCGTCCCACGAATCCTCGTTGGAGTTGTTCGCGCCGCCGCGCGAGAAGTAGTACGCGCCGTCGATCGTCGTCTCCTGCGACAAGTCGTTCGGGTCGGTGATGACGTGGTACGCCTTGACCCACTCCTTCGCCTCGGCCTCGTGCTCCTTGTAGTTCGAGCCGTCGGAGAACGCGGAGCCCTGGACGGCCTGCGCGATTTCGTGCGGAGCCTTGGTCGTCGTGTTCGCGAGCGTGATCGCGCCGCCCTTGCCCGCGAACCCCTTGGTCAAGAACAGGGTGACGACTTGTTCCACGTCGCGCACGTTGACGTTCTTGTGCACCGAGCGACGGACTTGGAGCACGCCACCCGAGTCGGCGTCGCCGCCCACGAGGTTCGTGATCGAGGACTCCGTGATGAGCGCCTCCATGAGCGCCATGTAGACGCGCCACCGGATGAGCCCCTGCGCGTCGGAGAGATGCGCGTCGGCGACCGCGAGCGCCTGCGCTGCGATCTTGCGCTGCGACTTGTTCGCCCGGCGACCCTTGACCGTGAGTTTCTGCTTCTTCGAGAAGCCACGCTCGCCCGTCGGGTCGTTCGGCGTGCGGACGGTCTGCCCCTTGGCGATCTGCTGCCGCTGGTGCAGTCGCGGCGAGTAGAACTCGATCTTGTTGCCGTCGTCGCGCGCCTCCTGCACGAGCGACTTGAGGAACATCGCGCGCGTGTAGCCCGGCACGCGCCGGTGCTTCTTCGGCTTCTTGTACTTCCGCAGGATCGCCACCACGCGGTGCTCGAACGTGAGCGTGAGCGCGTCGTTGCGCGGCGACACTTCCACGATCCGGTACCACTCGCCGTTGTACTTCGTCTCGACGTGATCGAGCCGCCCGTCCGCGTTGAGGTCGAGGAGGTCGGAGTCGGTGACGAGCCACTCGGGATCGTTGAGCGTGACTTCGAGCGTCGGTGCGCCCTCCATCGTGCCGGTCTGCCGGACTTCGACCTTCTGATCCTCGACGTTCACCCGGACGACCTTCGAGCCCTTCTTGACTTGGAGGATCATCGCGTTAGCCCTTCGGCATCTTGAGGACGGTGCCCGTGTTGCCCGGCTTGTGGCCCGGCTTGCCGACGATCCTCGGGTCGGTGATGTTGTTGAGCCGCCGTATCTCGATCCACCGATCGGCGTCGCCGAGCACCTTGCGCGCGATCGAGCGGAGCGTGTCGCCCGCCTTGACGCGGTACGACTTGGCGTGCTGCTTCGAGCCCTTGTTGCGCTTCGCGATCGACTTCTCGGTCGTGGCCGCGACGCGCGCCGTGACCTGAATCGTGAGCGCCTGCCGGAGTCGGATGCCCTTCGAGTTGAGCACGGCGTCGCCGTGGTCGATCCCGGTGATGTACCACGTGTGCTCGTCGTGGTGCGGCACGAGGTCGCCCGTGCAGTCGATCGTGACTTCGAGCGACTCCTCGCCGTTGATCCCGGCCATCTGTTCGAGGTTCGCGATCGCGCCCTCGATCGAGCGCCCGGCCCTGTAGCCGTCGAGGAGCACGGGGATCGAGAGTTGCACCGGGTTCGAGCCCGTCCACCGCGTGAGCCCGCGCCGGAGCGGACGCGTGACCGTCTCGATCGAGCCGTACCCGTCCTGCACGGTCGGCACCCCATCGCCGGGGTGGACGACGACGTGCAACTTCGGCCCCTTCGACGTGAAGGAGATGAACCGGCCCGCCATCTAGCGCCTCGCCCGCCGGTCGGCCGTGACCCGCGCGGTCTGCTCGGCGACCACGCGGCCGTCCATCGTCAGTACGACCGGCACCGTCACGAGTTCGCCGCCGAGCCCGTCGTTCGGCGTGACGTGAGCGCCCTTCGGGAGCGAGACGACCTCCGGCCCCTTCTCGCCGACGAGGTACCGGCCCGAGTTCGCCACGTCGCCGCCACCGGCGAGCGCGCCCTCGATCGAGTTGAGGAGCCCGCCGCCACCGTGGACTGCCTTGCCGATGATGCCCGAGCCCGGCACGTGCGGGAACTTGATCTTGGCGATCGTGCGGACGATCTTCTTCGCGATGTTCCACACCGCCTCGGCCCACCGCTTGATCGTCTTGAAGTGCTCGACCACCTTGACCAACTCGAACCCGAGCGGCCCTCCGATGAGCACCGCGAGCAACTTCCAATGCGACCGAATCCACGCGAACGTCGCCTGCACCGCCGCGCGGAACGCGTGTACCTTCTTGTAGAGGATGAACAGTCCGACGCCGATCGCGACGAGCCCGAGCACGATCCACGTGATCGGGAGCGCGAGGAGCGCGGCCGAGAGCCCCTCGGCACCGACGGCCGCTGCGAGCGTGCCCTCCTCGGCCATGACTGCGCTCGCCGCCATGATGCGGAACCCGAAGCCGACCAACTTGAGCACCGGCCCGAGGAGCACGAGCACGCCGAGGACGTACTTGCCCGCGCTGCCGAGCGACGTGAACCCCTCGGCGATCTTCGCGATCCCACCGGCGAGCACGAGCACGAGCGGGGTGATCGTGTCGCCGAGTTCTTCGAGCGACACCTTGAGGGAGTTCATGGCCTTGTGGAACCGGAACCCCGGCCCCTTCGCCATCGCGTCGAACGCCCGGCCGGTCGAGCCCGCCGAGTGCTGCGTGCGGTCGAGGATGCCGTTGACCGTCTTGGCGTGCTTGCCGACGAGCCCGAGCGCGACCACGACGCCGCGCGCGCCGCCGACGACGTTGAGGAACCCGCCGAGGTTCTCGCCGAACCGGGCCCGGAGGTCTTGGAGCGTCGCGAGGAGCCCCTTCTTCTTGATCGAGTCGCGGAGGTCGTCGGCCGTCAAGTGGACTGACTTGAGAGCCTTCTGCGCCTTGGCCGTCGGGTTGACGAGGTTCGTGAGGAGGAACCGGATGCCGGTCATGGTGCGGTTGACCGGAGCGCCGACGCGCGAGAGCGCCGCCGCAGTCGCGACGACCTCTTGGAACGAGACGCCGACCTCGGACGCGACGCCGAGCACTTGCCCGATCGCGCCGCCGAGCGCGTCCACCGGCATCTTGCCCTCGCGGACACCGGCCACAAGCGCGTCGGTCGCGGCCGTCGCCGAGAGGTTCGCCTCGCCGTACGCGTTGACGGCCGAGGTCGTCGCGTCGGCCACCGTGTGCACGTCGCCGAGCCCGGCCGCTGCCGCCCGCGTGGACGCGCGGAGCACGCGCATCGCCGCGTCGCCACGGAACCCGGCCGACGTGACGAAGAACATGCCCTCGGCGATCTGATCGAGGTCTACGCCCGTCTCACGCGAGAGGTCGCGCATGTCCTTCTTCCACCCGAACACGGTCTTGGCCGAGATGCCGACGAGCCCGATGATCTTGCGGAGCGACGTGTCGAAGTCCATGCTCATCTTGACGGCGTAGCCGCCCGCCACGAGGAGCGGGAGCGAGAGCCGCCGCGTGAGCGTCGTGCCGACGCGCTCGAACCCCTTGCCCATCCGTGTCAACGGCATCGCGGAGCGGACGGCCGCGCGGTTGACCTTCTCGATCTGCGCCGCCGTCGTCCCGAGTTCCGCGTTGACCGCGCGCGCGCCGCGCAGTCGCATCGCGATCGTGAGTTCGTTGCCCTCGGCCATGTCTACCTATCCTCCTCCGTGGACGCGGTTGAACATCTCCGTCGCCCGGTCGGTGACGAGCCGGAACACGAGCACGTAGTCTCGATCGTTCGAGTAGAACAACGGAGCCGGGTCAAGCGCGACTCCGACCAACGCGGCTCGCGCCGCTAGTTCGACGTAGGGTGGACGGCATCGTCGGACGCCGCCGCCTCCGCGAGCCCTTCGTCGCCGTCGTCGCGCTCGGACTGCCACTCCATGAGTTCGGCGTAGTGCGAAACGAGCGCGAACTCGTCGGGGAACACGGCCTTGACCGTCTCGCGCACCGTCTCGGCCTCGATGCCGAGCACCGAGCGGAGCGCCGGGCCGAAGTCCGTGACCGGATCGCCCTGCCACGTGAGCGGCTGCTTCTCGCCGTCGCCCTCGCGGGTGAAGAAGCCGACCACGGCGTTCGCGAGCCCGTCGGCCGCGAGCGTCGGGGCAATGTCCGGGTTCCGCTTGCCGCGCTCGCCACGGAGCGCGAGGTTGCGGATCACGTCCCACGGGAGCGCGCCGTACCGCGCGACGAGTTCGCCACGGTACCCCGGCACTTCGAGGTCAACCGTCACGTCCGTCGCGAAGTTCTCGCGCAACTCGCGGAGCCGCGAGACGACCGAGCCCTTCTCCGGCTCGGGTGCGCTCGACGGGGAAAGTGGTTCTGCGTCGTATCCGCTCATCTTGTCGTTCCTCCTTGTCTTGGTTGTCCGTCGAGACGACGGGGTTAGGCGATCGAGCCGTGCGTGCTGATTTCGAGTTCGAGTTCGGCCGCGTCGTTCGCGTTCGAGTTCGACTCGGGTGGCGTGACCCGGTTGAGGACGCCACGGTAAATCTGCGGGTCGCCGGACGGGTTGCCGTCGGCGTCGAGCGGCTGCGACGTGACCGTGCAGTCCGCCTTGCCCACCATGTTCGTCAGCGTGTGGAACAGGGAGCGGAGTTGCGGGTCGAACAGTCGCCGGATGGTGACGTTCTCGACCGACACGGGCCCGCCGAGCGACTGCTGCGGCTGCATCGAGCCGGGCCGGTACTTCGTCTCCTCGGCCTCGACTTGCCCGCCGCCCTTGAACGCGCAGACGCCGAGGTTGATTCCCCCGATCACCGCCGTCACCCTTGTCTGCGAAACGATCATCTACCCATCCCCCTCCGTTAGACCGCCTGCGTGATAGGGGTCTTGACGAACTCGATCACGACCATCTCGGCGTGCGGCGACATGCGGACGCCCGCGACGGCGTGAAGTTCACCGGCCTCGATCGTCTCGGCCGTGTTGACCGAGGAGCCAACGTCCACGCGGAACGCCTCGGCAGGAGTGTCGCCGTAGAGCGAGCCGAGCACGTAGAAGTCGAGGAGGAGTCCGGCGATCGCCGAGCCGAACTCGGACAACTTGAGCCCCTTGCCGTCGATCTGCGAGAACAGGAACGTCTCGCCAATGTCCTCGGCCGACGCCGTGATCGCCATGCGGAGCCGCGCGTAGTTGAACTGCACCCAATTCGGGTCGGTGTCGGGATCGGCGAGCGAGCGGTAGCCGTACGTCTCGCGGAGCCCGCCGACCGTGTGCGCGAGGTTGACGCCGTACTCGATGAGTTCGGTGCGATCGTCGTCCGAGAACTCGTACGCGAGCGCCATGACGTACTGCAACGGGTACGAGCGGCCTGCGGCCGGAATGTTCTGCGACGCCACGCGGTCGCGCCGCGCTTCGAGCCCGGCCTGCACCGCCGAGTACGGTACGAACCGCTGCGTGTTCGGAGCCGAGCCGGGGATGCGGGCCCACGGGCCGAACATCGCGCCGTAGGAGCCGAGCCCGGTGTCGCGAGCGGTATCGGCCGCGTCCTCCAACGTCCCGAGGTCGTCGGTGTTCGGCACGTCGAGGAGCGCCACGCGGTTGTGCGTGCTCGCGTGCAGGAGGAGAGCCTCGTGGACGGTCGCGTCGGTGAGCCCCGGTGCGAGAACCTGCCCCGGCCCGAGCGTCGCCGGGAACGCGGCGAGCGCGGCCGAGTAGTCGGCGTTCACGAGGTCGTCCGAGCCGCCGGTGAGAGCCGCAGCCGTCACGTTCTTCGGCACGCCGAGCCCTTCGTGCGCGTCGGTGAGCGTAATGTAGCGGAACCCGGTGTAGCCGAGGAGTCCGTCCTTGCCACCCGAGGTCGAGAAGGTTTCGAGCGTGTCGCCGGTCGATGCCGACTTCACGGTGAGGGTCGTGACTCCTCCGACGGTGGAAACGTCAATGCGGAGGTCGTTGCCGGACGCGCCGGGCCCGGATGCGCTTGCCAAAAGGGTCGGACTGTCGCCCGCGTCGAGGAGGTTGACCGACGAGTCCGCCGCCGCCGGGCCGACCGCGCGCGAGACGTACGCCGAGCCGCCACCCTCGCGGAAGAAGGTGTCGAGCGCGTCGTAGAGGTACGAGTACGACTGCCGCGAGCCGAACGTCCGCTCGAAGTCGGACATGGACTCGATGCGCTCCCACGTGTTCGCCGGGCCGCGATCCGCCGTTCCGACGACGAACGCGGTACCCGTTGCGATCGGCGGGCCGCTCGACGGGGGAGCGTCGCGCGTGATGACGGATACACCGGGGCGAGCCATGTCTACCTATCCACCCTCCGATCGAGCGAAACTTCTACTGCTCATCGTGCTCGATCACCACGTCGAACTCCTGCGCGATCGGCAAGTCCGGCGTCTCCATGCCGTCGTGAGGGGTCGGCTCCGTCGGCCCGAGTTGCCGGTCGAGGAGTTGGTCGATCTTGAGTTGGAAGTGCGTGAGCGCGCCACCGCGCGAGCGGTTGCGGTTGTCCTGCGCCGGTGAGCCGAGGAACTCCTCGCCGATGAACGCCGCGCCGTCGGCCTTGCCGCCGATCGAGCCGTGCTGCATGACGATCGCCCGGATCGCGGCCGAGTAGAGCGCCGCGAGTCGCCGCGCGCCCATCTCGGACGACGCCATCACGGTCGTCGCCACCGTCACGTCGTACCACGCCGAGAGGTACTGCCCCTCGCCCATGACCGACGCCGTGCCCGGCGAGACGACGATGATCGCCGGGAGCCCCTCGCCGGGGTGAGTGTCGTTCTCGACGGACGTGCCGTAGAACTTCGGCCGCGCGAGCGTCAGCGGTTCGAGCCCGAATTGAACCTCGACCTCCGTGAGATACGTCGGGAGCCACGACTCGATGAGGTCGAGGAGCGCGTCCTCCAACTCGGGAGCCATGAAGATCGGGCCGATGCTAGAGGACACGGAGCGCCTCCTCGCCGTGGAGAATCCACTCGCGGATCGTCTCGTTGATTTCGACGCGATCGCTCGCGCGGAGTTTCACCACGTCGCGCTTCGGCTGCGAGGTCGAGTGCGACGCGCCCGCGCCCTCGGTGCCAAGCGCGAAGTGCGCGTACCACAAACTCGTCCCGAACCGGAGCGAGTCGTGCCCAATGTCCACGACTTGATTCTCGTCGTGCTCCTCGGTGAGCGAGCGTTCGAGCGCGCCGGTGTTCACGAGCGGCCGGTTCGAGCCCTTCTTGAGCACCGTGTACGGCGAGTTCGGTGCCCACGAGCGACCGGCCGACCACAACGCGCGCTCGGACTTCCGCAGGATGCCGACCACGGCTTCGAGCGCGGGCTCGGCGAGGATCGCGCGCTCGCCCATCGACTTGAGCCGCTGCACGACGGCCTCGTCGCCGAGCACGTCGATTTCGAGTTGGTACTCGAACTTCATCGCCTAGACGAGCGGGTCGTCCATGTCCCGCTGCTCGTAGTTGATCGGGTACTCGGCCTCCTCCGTGGCCGCGAGCCCGCGCACCGGGATCGACGCCATGAAGCCGGTGCCCGTCGTCGCGCGGTTGTCCTTGACGGCCTGCTCCAACGAGCGGATCGCGTCGTCGTACATCTCGCCGTAGAGCGTCGCGGCCGACTCGTCGGACGACGCCTGCTCGGGGTAGTAGACCGTCTCGATCATCCGCGCCGCGAGGAGCATCGTGACCGAGCGCGCTTGGTCGATGATTTCCTCGGACGAGTCAGAGATGCGGCCGACGCGGAGCGCGACGAGGTTGTACGCCGAGTCGATGATTTCCTGCGCCTGCACGTCGGTCGGCCGCGTAGTCGGCCCGAACCCCGACTCCTCGTTGCCGTACTCGTCAACGGTGCGCGAGCGGAGGAGGGTCGCGACTTCCGAGAGCGACGGCTTCGCCGGGTAGTGTGCGTCGATCGCCATGTCTACCTATCCACCGTCGGACGCAGACTGCTTGAACCGATCGGACTTGCGGTTGTACTCGGTGTCGATCCAATCGCCGACGACGCCCTCCTCCATGTAGACCTCCTTCGTCCGCCGCTGCGCGTAGTGATCTTCGAGGAGGATCGGAGCCTCGCCGCCGCGCCCGCGCGCCTTGCCCTCGCCCGCGTACCACACGTGGCCGCGCTCGCACACGTATCGCGCGAGGATCGCCCGGACGCCGGTGTCCTCGTTGTTCGCGTCGAGCACGACGAGTTCCTCGGGGTCGCCGAGGTTGACGCCACGGCCCTCGCACTCGCGGCACAACTCCGAGCGGAGGTCGGCCGCGAGAATCTCGTCGGCCATGCGATCGAGTTCGGCCGGGCTCGGGTTCGCTACGGCGACCACCGCTCCTCGATCTTGAGGAGCGCCTTGTTCACGAGTTGAGCCACGGTGCCCTTCGAGATGCCCATGTCCGACGCCACCGCCTCGGGTGGCATGTCCTCCACGACGGCGAGGATGAACGCCTCGCGCGTGCGCTCGGGGAGCGGGCCCGCCGGTGAGATGATCTGCTCCATGTCGAGGAGCGAGAGCACGTCGCCGGTCGGGAGGTCGAGCGTGTAGACGTTCTCGCGCCGGGCCGCTTCTCGGAACGCGTGGTAGTTGCGGAACGCGGCCCTGATCTGCTTCGCGTTCACGGGCTCATTCTAGCCCTAGAACGACAAACGCCCGGTGCGTGTGCACCGAGCGGAAGTCGAGCCGGTTCGAGAGGCTAGGTCTAGTGGTCGAGTGCGACGCCGAACGCTGCGCTCGTCGGGACGCCATGCGGGTCGGCCGTGTCAGCGTTGACGTAGTTGATCGGGTTCGCGACCGCGTAGCCGACCCGGAACACGACGCGGAGTGCCACGGCGTCCTGCTGCGCGAGGTTCAGGATCACGACGCCGTTCTCGTCGGTGAGCACGGCCTGATCGAGCACCTTGTAGGTAATGTCCTGCCGGACGCCGACGACCACCTTGGAGAAGTCGCCCGCGATCGCCTGGACGTTGCGGCCTGCCCACATGCCCGGCATCGCGGCCGTGTTGAGCCGAGCGCCGAGGATGGTGCCGGTGGAGAGGTCGGCGAGAGCCTGCCCGGTCGTGTCGCGTGCCGAGCGGATGCGGGTCTTGAGCCGAGGAGCCGCGATCACGCCGTTCACGTCGTAGCCGCCGTCCTCGATGAGCCCGAACAGTTGGTTGAAGTCCTCGGCGATCCCGCCCTCGGCCGGAGTTGCGGTTCCGAGGACGACCGTGTTGCCCGCGCCCTCCGCGATCGAAACGAGGTCGTCATCCCACGAGCCCGGCTTGTCCTCGCCGAACACGACGGCCGCGTCGAACTTGCGGGCGATCGCACCTTCGAGGAGCGGACGGATCGCGCCGAACATGTCGAACCCGGAGTCGTCCAGAACCGCCTCGGGAATCGGCACGATGACGGCCAACTCCTCGACGTTCATGTACTTGTTGTCCCACTCGACCTTCGTGGTCTGCTTGAGCCCGAGGTCGCCGTCCACGAAGTACGCGGCCGGGAGCGCGGCGAGGATCGGGAACCGAACCTGCCGACGGCTGATCGGGATGCGGGTGGCGAGCGCGAGGATGGCCGAGGAGGTCGAGAGCGATTCGAGCATCGCGCTCGAAACCTGCTCCGGCACGAGAGAGGCTACGTCGCCCCGCTCGATCCCCTGCACTCCTGCGAAGGTGTCTGCCATTCCGACTATCCCCCCCTCAACGGAACGCGAAACTTCTATGCCGGGACGGGGAACTTCGCGAGCCGCCTAAGCCACGCGTCCATCCGTCGGTGACACCCGCAACACAACTCTCGGTATTGAGAGCGATCGCGCGCGTATCCTCCCGGCTTTCCGAGGAACGCGTACTCAGTCCTCTCGCCCTCCACGCCGCACCGATCGCACTTGCCCCGCTTCGGGTAGTTCATTTGGAGCCACGCGTGCGCGCCGAAGTAGCCCGGCCGCTCGGCGTACCTCTCAAGAAGTCGTCTCCGGTGCTTCTCGGGATTCCGAGCGTACTGCTCCTTCGATTCGCGCCTTTTCAACTCGCGAGCGATCCAACGTGCGGCTTCGTCGTTCTCGTCAATACCCTCGACCGACTCGGCTCGCGCGCGAAGCGCGTACTCGGTTCGTTCTCCGTCGTATCCGAGAGGATGGGGAACCCGGGGCGGCGCGGGCCAGGCGTTGACGGTCGCGGGCGTTCACTCGGACTCGTCCTGGTCGTTCGCCGGTTGCGTGTTGACGCCAATCAGGCGCTTGACGCCGATCTTGGCATAGAGCGCCCGCTTGGCGTCGCGGCCGGTGGCACCCTCGGTGGTTTCGGTGTGGCGCTTGCCGTCGCGGTCGCTCCAGGTGTGTGTCCAACGTGTCATGGTCTGCTCCTTCGTTGTGGTCATCGTGGTCATGCCCTAAGACTAGACGCGATCCGCGCCGGTGTCAAGGGTCTATTCGGTCGGCACGTCGGAGCGCCACGCGGCGAGCGCGGAGCCCGGGTCATGGCCTTGACCGCGCGTTTCTGCCCGGCGCTCGCATACCCGCTCTCCTGCCAAGCAAGGCTCGTACCAGCGCGCGCTGCACGCAGTTGCTGCCCCGCCGTACTTCCCGCTTCGTGGCCACTCCGCGTTACCTCGGGCCGGGCTGCTGCTGCGCTTTACCTGGTCACTCGCCGTGTGCGTGCCCTCGCCTGGCCTTCATTCAGGGATCGCCGCGCAGTGCGCGGTCGTGGTCGTTAGCCGTCAGGGTCAGGGTCAGCGGGTCGCACGTAACGGTACCTGCAGGTGCAGGCGCGCTCGTATGAGCCTTGCTTGGTGTGCTCCGCGCGGCCGTAGCCTTCCGCCTGGTGGCGCGGCCCCTCGCGGTGGCCGGGTGGCAGTGGGCGCTTCGTGTTTCCGCCGTACCGTGTTGCTCCCACACTATAGACGCGATCCGAGCCCGTGTCAAGGGGCATCGGAACGCCACGCGGAGAGCGCCGCGAGCACGAGCGCGAGCATCGAGACGTGCCCGATGAACGCCGTGTTACCGATGAGCCCGGTGAACGTCGCGAGCGCCCACAACGCGAGCATCGCGAACACGAGCCCGAGGTTGATCCGTCGCCACACGCGCTACGGCTTCGGGGTCGGCTCGGGAGGAGCCGGTGGCGTGTCCGCCGGTGGCGTCGTGTCGGCCGGTGGCGTGCCGTCGATCGCCGTGAGCGCCGCCGCCTGCGACTTCGAGAGTTCCTCGATTTCGAGCGGCGACATGCCGAGCACCTTCGCCCAAATCCACTTCCGGTCGATGCCGAGTGCAGGGAGCGCCAACTTGTTCGCCGCGTCCGCCGCCGCCGCGAGCGAGATGCGCTCGGGGTTCTTCCACACGACCTCGATCTTGCCCTCGATCCCGGCGAGCGACAAGACCTCGCGCCAAGAGATGCCGAACGACGACTGCTTCGCCTCGACGCGCGAGACGAGCCCGGACTCGGCTGCGGCGAGCGCCTCGCCCGAGACGTTGACCATCTGCCCGATGAGGTAGTGCGGAGGGGTTCGGGTCTGCGCGGCGAGATGGTTGAGGAGTTCCTTGATCCCGGCGACGTAGTTCGAGAGGTCGGTCGCGTCGAGGTCGTACACCTTCGCGTCCACCGGCTCGAACGCCCACAAGCGGCTCATCGCGGCCTCGATCTGCTGCGACGGGAGCGGCTCGCCCGTCTCGGGGTTCTTCGGAATCTCGACGCCGGTGAGGACGCGCTGCCGGAACGCGGCGAACTCGGACGCGACGAGCATGTCGTTCGCGAGTTTGTTGATCGCGTCTTGGAGCGCGAGCACGTCGGCGAGGTCGGAACGGCCGATGCCGAGTTCATTCGGCCGGTTCGTGAACTCCACGAGCGGGATGACGCCGTTCGTGTCCACGGGCTCGCCGTCCACGACCCACTCGCGCTTATCGAGCGTCGTCGTCGCGTCGTCGCGCTGCTTCTCCTTGGTCTTGTACCGCTGCGTGCCCTCCGGCAAGTAGACCTCCGCGCCGACGGTGCCGTCGAGGTTCTTCCACGTGGTCATGCCTGCGATCGCCTTGTGCGTCCTCGGGTCGCGCTTGACGATCGCCATGCTCGACGGCCACACGTTGATCGTCGGCTTGTCGCCGGTCGCGTCCACGAGCACGTATGAGTGCCCGGTCTTGACGGCCCCGAGCATCGCGACGGCCGCGTGGAGTTCCATGCCGTTGTCGTGCCACACGTCCCACGCCTGCTTCGCCTGCTCGTTGTCGGTCGCGCCCTCGACCTTGACGCCCTCGATCCCGAGCCGCTCGACCGGCGTGTCGGCGATCACGGAGCACCAATTGTCGGCGAACGCGCCGAACAGGACGCCGAACGCGTCCTCGAACTTCGCCGTCGCGTACGCGAGCCGGTGGTTGCCCGCGTAGTACCGCTCGAACAAGTCGGTCGTCTTGCGCCGCTCGCCGAGCGCCTTGTCGAGTTCGCGTAGCGTCGTGAGATGGTCTGCCATGTCTATCTATCCCCCGCCTAGAGGAACGCGTACGATCCCTTGTCGGCCTTGTCCGGCTTCGGCTTGCCGTCAGAGACTAGCACCACGGAGTGCACCATCGACGCTGCGCGGAGCGCATCGGTCGGCTTGCGCGGCCCGTTCTTCGCGCGGCCGAAGTAGAACGTCCCGCCTGCCGCGTCCACGCGCACGGCGTTCATCACGTGCGCCCGAGCGGTCGTGCTCCACGCCTGCCGGATCGTCTTGCGCCGGATCGCCTCCATGAATTGCCCGTCCGCGCGCGCGAGCGCCGTCACGCGCTGGTCGAACCGGATCATCGGCAACTTGTAGTCGCGTTCGAGCACTTGGCACAACTGCTGCCCGCCCTGGTTCGGGTCGAAGATGATCGCCTTGATCGTGAGCCCGGACGGTGCCGACTCGATCGCGTCCGCCCACTTCTCGACCGACGCCGGAGCGTTGTCGAGCACGAGTTCGCGCGTGAACTCGTCCCGGTTGAACTCCTTGCCGTTGAGCACGAGGAGCGCCTCCTTGATCGCGCGGTCGTCAAGGAGTGAGCCGTCGCCGGTCGGTTCGAGGATCACGGGCTCGCCGAGGACTTGGAGGTTCTCGTCGTGCCATTGGTACGGGACGATCGCCGTCGTGTCCGACTTGTTCGTCCACCCGAAGTCGAGCCCGAGCGCGACCTCGCCCTTCGCGAGTTGGAGCCCGGCGAAGTAGAGCGCGTCCCATTCCTCCGGCCGGATCGCCGCGTCGTCGCCGACGGGGTACCACACGTTGCACGCGAATCGGGCCCATTGCCACGAGGTCGTGCTCGGCGAGTCGTGCCGCTCGGTGAGCGCCTCGATCGTGTGCCACGGTGCCGGGTTCGCGCGCTTGACGACGGCCATGTCCTCGCGGTCGTCGTTCATCTCCAACGACCACTCGTGGAGGACGAAGTTGCCCGTCGGCGAGCGGTACACCTTGTACGCCTCCTCGCGCACCGGCCGCTCCTCGTCGTACTGCTTGATCGCGTTCTCGCGCATCTTCCCGAGCGGCGACTCCTCATCGTCGCCCGCCGTCGAGATGGTGATGATCTGCCCGTTGCGCGGCCCGAGCCCGTCGCGGAACACGTGGTAGAGGTCGGCCGACTTGTGCCGGTGCAACTCGTCCACGATCGCGAGCGTCGGGATCACGCCGTCGGCCGTGTCCGCGTCGGCCGCTAGGACTTGAATGAGCCCCTCGTCGTATCCGGTGCGAATCTCGCGCGTGCCCTGCCGGATGACGAAGTTCTTGCCCTTCTCGCCGGAGCCGCGCTCGCCGAGCCCGGAGCGCCGGATGAACCCTACGGCCTGCCGGTACAGAGTGCCCGCCTGCTTGATTGACGCCGCTGCGACCACGCAGTACGCGTCGTACACGACGAGCACGTGGAAGATGATGAGCGCCGCGATGAGGGTGGTCTTGCCGTTCTTCTTCGGGATGAGAACGAGCGTCTCGCGCGCGCCGCCGAAGAAGTCGCGGAGGATGCGCTTCTCGTACTCGTGGAGCACCATGCGGCTCCGATCTTCGAGCACGAGCACGGAGACGAACCGCTCGAACAACGCGAGCCGCGTCTCCGCGTCCATGTCGTCCCACTCGCCCGCCTCGCGGATCGCATGAAGTTCGAGGAGGAGCGCGTCACGCTCCTCCTCCCGTACGTCCCGCTTCTTCGAGCGCGCCGTGCGCCCGGCCATGACCTACCCGCGTCCGGCTGCGGCCCGGATGCGCGCGTTCATGTCGTTCTCGTCCGGCCCCTCGGGAGCGCCGCCCTCGGGCCCGCCCTTGAGCCGACCCTCGCCGCCCTTGCCGTCCTTGAGGAGCCCGGCGAGCGTCTCGGCGTCCTTCTTGAGCGCGTCCTCGTCGTCGCCCTGCAACCGCTCGATGACGGGGAGCGGGAGCCCCTGCTCGACGCCGACCCGCATCTTGAGGAGCGAGCCGGAGGTCTTGTCGAGTTCGGCCTGCAACTCCTCGACGCGCTGCGAGGACTGCGCGGCGACGGCCTTGTGCGACTCGGACTCCTTGAGCGTGTCCTCGATCTGCTTCGCAAACCCGGACTTCTCCTGCTCGAACTTCGCGGTGAGCGACCGCTTCTCGTTGGCGATCAACGCGTTCACTTCGTCCTGCGTGAACGTCCGCTCGCCGCCGGTGCCTTCTTCTGCCATTGTCCCGTGTTCCTCCTACGGTATCCGCGCGATCGTCGGCTCGCGCTCGGCCTCGTCTATCCCCCGCCGTTAGACGATTAGACGTATAGGCGAATGATCGTCTAGAGCGTCGAGCCCGGCGGTACGCGCGGCGGTTCCTTCGGGCCGAACCCGCGATCGACGCGCGCCGCCTGCCGCGACTGCTTCTTCGCGCCGGTGAGCACGGGACGCCACGCCGCGAGGAGTTCTGCTCCGAGCGCGTCCTGCCGCTCCTTCTCCTCCGGCTCCATGTACCCCTCGGTGTCGTACTGACGGACGGCCATCTAGTTATCCCCCCGCGCGCCCTGCCCGAAGTACGGGCCCCATCGCCGCCCGCGACCGCCGCGCGCGCCCGGATGCGTCGAGATGACCGCCGACCACCCCGCGCGAAGCGCCGCGCCCGCCGCGTCCTGCTCGGACTTCGGCCGCTCGGTGAGGAGCGGCTTGACCGAGCCCGACACGGTGATCGCCGTGCCGACGTGCAGGGTGGCCGAGCCGAGGTAGTCGGCCGCGCCGGTGACGGAGAACGCGATCGGGTTCGAGATGGTCGCCCGGCCGGTCGCCTCGCGGATCGCCGAGGACGCGAGCGCGAGCGCCGCCGTGATCGTCGCCGAGCCGACGACCTCGCGCGTACCCGCCGCCGCGATCGCCGGACTCGTGCTGATCGCCGCCGCGCCGAGCGCCTCGCGCGTGCCTGCGGCCGTGAGCGCCGGGACGATCACGAGCGTCGCGTCGCCGTCCCACGTCGTGTTCTGGCCGACCACGATCCCCGTCACGTCGAAGTTGAACGCCTCGGCGATCGTGGCCGAGCCGAACGTCGTCCGTTCGCCGGTGGCCGCGAGCGTGACCGGCGTGGAGATGGTGGCCGCTGCGATCGCCGTCCGTTCGCCGTCGGCCGCGACCACGAGCGGGTTCGCGATCGTCGCCGCGCCGGTTGCCGTCCGCTCGCCCGACGCCGTGAGAGCCGTCGAGAGCGCGAGCGTCGAGCCTCCGACTGCTTCCCTCGTGCCTGCCGCCGCGAGCGCCGGAGCGAACGCGAGCGTCGCCGAGGACACCTTCTCGATGACGCCGCTCGCCGCGATCGCCGGGGTACCGGCCGCGAAGGTGGCCGCTGCGTTGGCCGTGCGCTCGCCCGAGACTGCTATCGCCGGGGTCGTCGCCGCGAGCGTGGCCGCTCCGACCTTCTCGCGGACGCCCGACACCGTGATCGCCGGAGTCCCGGCCGCGAGGATGGCCGCGCCGACCTTCTCGATCGTGCCTGCGGCCGTGATCGCCGGAGTGCCAATGGCGAGCGTGCCCGCGCCGACCTTCTCGATGACGCCCGAGGTCGTGATCGCGGGAGTCCCGGCCGCGAGCGTGCCTGCGCCGACCTTCTCGCGTACGCCTGCCGCCGTGATCGCGGGTGTCCCGGCCGCGAGCGTCGCCGCTCCGTCGATCGTACCCCCGCCGACGCTGCCGATAATTGCAGTCTGGACGCCGAGCCACGTCGCGGCCCCGCCACCCCACGAAACGCTGCTTGACTTCTGAGTTCCGTCGCCGGAGAGGTTGTAGTCATAACGGAACGCGACCTCGCGCGCGCCGCCGGTTTGCGCCTGCGTCGCCAACTTCTGAGTGAACCCCGAGACGAGCCCGAGCGTGGCCGCGCCACTTGTGTCCGCTGCGGCGAACATCGGCATCGCGAAACACGCGTCTCCGGCCACGACGCCGGTGAGCACCGCGACCGTCTCCGTCCAATTCGAGCCCGCGCCCGCACTTCCCGAGTCGGCCTGCGCGTCGCGGTAGGGGTCTGTTAGCCCCGCCGGGACGCCGGGAATGTTCACGATAACGGCCTCGGCCGCGACCTTCGTGCCCGTGCGCGTAAGGGTCGGTGCCGACTCCGACGCTCCTCGGTACTTCCACCACAACTCGACTTGGCAGTTGACACCGTTGCGCCATCGGTTTTTGAGAGTCCACCCCGCCGTTGACGGCGAGCCCGTTGCATTGTCGGCTGCGAAGCACCACAACTCAAGGAGGTCGCCAGTCGAGCCCGCCGGGACGACTATGCTCGTCGCGTTGCCCGTCGTGACCTTCTTGACCGTGCCCGCTACAGGGACTCCGATTGCCATGTCTACCTATCCGGCCTCGGCCGGTCGGCGTCCTGCTAGTCGGTGATCGTGAGCGAGCCGGTCGGGATGCGGAAGTTGTCGCCGATCGCGACCGTCTTGGACGCCGTGAGCGCCGCCGAGCCGATGAACGTCCCGGCCGAGGACGCGTCCCACAAGGAGATGTGCGAGTACGTCTCGGCCGCGCCGACGGACGACCAAAGAATGTCCGCGTCGGTCGTCATGGAGCCCGCCGAAGCCGCGCCGAACGAGACGGACTTGCGCGTGTTGTTCGACGCGACGGCCGTGGTGCCCGCCGAGCCGGGGTCGGCCGTGTGCAACTGAATCCAGACGGCCGAGTACGAGAACGCCGTGGCGTTGCCGATCGCGTCGAGGATCGAGTTGCGAGTGCCGGTGGAGAGCCCTGCCATCTACCTATCCACCCCTCTACGGGCCCGGAAGTTCTACGCGACCGACGCGAGCGACGAGTTCCTCGACTTGTACGGCACGCCGTAGTAGTCGAACAACTCCTCGAACGCCTCGCCGATATCCGACGGGATCACGAGCCGGTTCTTCTTGAGGACGACGCCCCGGTGCTCGGCCGCGAGATGCTGCGCGAAGAACATGAGGACTTCGGCCTCGCGCACGTCGCCGTGCTTGAACTCGTCGCCCGGCCGGAGCCGCACCTTCGATGCGTCGATCACGCGCTGCTGCTTCGGGTGCTTCGTGTGAGCGGGCACGTGAATCGGCTCGGTCGGCCCGCGCTTGCCGTAGTCGTCCATGAGTCGCCCGAGGTACGCGTCGAGGTCGAGCGGCTTCTTGCGGCCGGTGATCGCGGTACCGAGGACTGCGACGCCGCGCTCGTAGTCGTACCGATCGCGGAGAGCCTCGATCGCGGTTGCGCGTCTCGGCCCAAACGGTACCGCCTCTCCGTGACTGAAATAGGCGAAGAACTCGTTGGCGTTCGGACGAGAGGGTTGAACGCTGCGGCCTATCAAGTCGTACCCCGACTTCTTCGCCGGGTTGCGCTTCGCGACCTCGAACTCCTCGAACGTCATGTCCGCCGCGCCCACGTCTCGAACGATAGCCACGCCGCTCATCGAGCGCCCTGCCCTCCGAACCGAGCGGACGGGTTCACACGGTGCCGGTACGTCGGGTTGCCGGTGCGAGCCGCCACGCGCTGCATCCGCTCGGCCTGCGCTCGTTGCGCGGCCTCGGCCGGAGTCTCGCCGTGGAGGAACCGCCCGAGCGCGCGCGCCGCGTAGAGCCCCTCGATCATGTCCACGAGGTCGTCGCCATAGAGCGGCCGGAGGTCGCCGAACACGTGCTCCGGCCGCGATTCGAGGAGCGACGTGCGCCGATGCACCTTGAGCGCCGAGTACGGCGTGACTTGCACGTCCGGGCTCGCGAAGTTGACGTACGAGCACTTCTCCGGCCGGATGAAGTTGACGTTGCCCTTGCCGATGAGCGCGCGCCGCCACGTCGAGCCGTCGCATCCCTTCGGCTTCGCCGGGTCGCAGGGCTCGGGCCCGAGCGCGCCGATCGGGTAGATCATCGCGACGCCGAACCCGGCCGCGTACCGGATCGAGAGGTCGAACCGCTCGGTGCCGTCCTCCTTGAACGCCGAGAGCGCCGTGAGCGACGTGACCCAATCGGTGCAGTACGGGAGGTCGGCGAGCGCCTGCGGAGCGATCCACGAGTCGGAGCCGATCGCCATGACGTGCGTGGCACCGGCCTCGCGCGCCGCCGCGTACCCGGCGTTGAACTTCGCGCCGAGCGCGGGCTCGTTGTTCCCGTGGTGGACGAAGATCGAGCCCGTCTCGGCCGCGATCGCCTCGTGCTCGGGCTCGTCGCCGACCATGATGTTGACCGCACGGAACGGGAGCGCCTCGATGCACGCGAGCCGCTGCTTCATGCACGCGCGCGTGAGGTCGTGCCGCTTGTAGACCGGCGTGTTGAACGCGAGAACGACGCTTGGTTGAGCCAATCGCTGCCCGTGCCAAGCGTTTGAGGGGTCAACTTTTTTTCCACGTCCCACGGGCGAGCGGTGGTCGCGCGCTGCGTCCGGGTCATACCCCACCCCCTTGTTCGCGACGTGCACGAGCCACGACCACTTGCCGTTGCGTGGTACCTCACGCCACCCCCTCGGGATGCCCCTGCGCTGCACCGTCTCGTGCTGCGCGCCGACCACGACCATCACACGAGCGAGCCCCGCCCACACGTCGAGCATGTCGTACACGCGGTCGGCCTCGGCCGTGAACGGATCGACCGATACCACGTCCCATGAGCCCGGCGTTGCCTGCGCTGCGAACTCGAACGCGTCCCGCTTCGTGAACGTCCACGTGTCGGGGTAGTGCTTCTCCATCTCTACGAGCCGAGAGGGGTCGGTGTCTACGACCTCACACGTGAGCCCGGCGTGCAGGAGATGAGCGCCATCGTTCTCACCGGCGAACGCTGCGCCGAACAGTAGGAGCCCCGTCTTGCACCCGGCCGGGATCGACGGGTACTTCGAGCGTGGCCTCATCTCATCCGCCTCGCCCTCGACATGACTGCGTGCTTGCGGATGCGGTTGCCCGGCGTGTTCGCGAGCCGGTTGTCGGCGTACGCTGCGTCGCGGATCGTGTAGCCGAGGTCGATCTTCCGGTGCGGGGTGAGGATACCCACCACGAAGTCGGCCCAATCGTATAGGAGTCGATCCTCGGGGTACTGCGTGAGGTAGCGAATGAACGCCGACTCCCACGAGTCGCGTCGCACGAGAGCGCCTGCGCCGACGAGCCCCACGTCGTTGTACGACCACGGGCCGGAGCCGACCCACTCGGGGTTCATGTTGCAGAGCATCACGTCGTCGTCGCGCCATGCGTCGAGGAGCGCGTCGTGATTGGAGAACAACACGTCATCGTCTTGGAAGAACACGAGGTCGGTGGTGGCGTCTTGCGCCTTGAGCCATCGCCCCATACACGACTCGGGAGGGTCGAGCGCCACGAGAACCTCACGGAAGTCCGGCATGTCAGAGAGGATCGGATCGAGGTCAACGTCGCCGCGCGTCACGATCACGGCCGTCACGTCGTGCGGCCTCATCGGAACAACTCCGGCCCGTACCAATCGGGGTGCATGAGGATCACGGTGTTCGACTCGAATGGGAAGTCGCGCACTACATCGGCGAGGTCGTGCGTCCACGTGCCACCCGAGTCCGAGATATACATGGCTCGGGGCACGTGGTCGCCGTGGAAGTCGAGCCCGAACTCGTAGAGCGATCGCGGCTCCATGCCGGTCAACTCCTCAAAGCCACGCCATGCCGGGCCCGCGTCCTTGCCGAACATCGTGTAGTTCACAAACCGCCCCTCGTAGCACGCCTGATCGCCATGCCCTGCGATCGAGCGGACTGCACCGTTCGGGAGCCACGAGCGGAGTTGGTCGAGCGCCTCCTCGAACACGTCGAACGGGTTGCGGCCCGTGTGCCACCACACGGTGAGCGCGTTGTAGTGGAGCCCGACCTCGTGCCCGAGGTAGTGCATCTCCTTCGCCGCCTCGATCGCCGGTGGCGTTGCCCACCACGGCGACGTGTGTAGGAGGTAGAACGTCGAGCGCCGGTTGCGCTTCGCCTCCCACCTTGCGAGTTCGATCATCGAGCGGAGCCCGTTGTCGTCGCAGTCGTGCCGGAGCCCGATCGTCCGGCCGTCGCGGTCGCCATCGTGCACGTCGGCGAGCGTCACGCATCGGCCGCGCCCTTCGAGGTAGTCGAGTTTCGCTACGTCCCGAGCGTCCACTCCACCACCCCCTTCCGCAGTCCGATCCGCTCCTTGTAGAACACGAGCCCGTCGGTGCCCGAGTCGTGCCGGTTGTAGAAGAACACGCCGTCGCCGTTCATCGCCTGATCCGCGAGGATCGACTGCGCGAGGAGGTACATGATCCCGTCGTCCATGAAGTCGCCGTGGCCGAGAATCTGCGAGACGTGCACGAGTTCGCCGCATCGGTAGATGGTCGCGTACGCGACGAGTCGGTGGTGCTCCTGCGTGAACACGCCGTAGACGATCACGTGGTGGCTCCGGCACTTCGGCTCGCCGAGGATCGAGGTCGTCGGACGGAGGTTGACGTACGCGTCGTCCATCTTGCGACCCTGCCGCTCGGGGAGCGATCGGTTGATCGAGAGCATGTCCGAGTACCGCGTCGCGGGCTCGAACGGCTCGACGCGGTAGCCCTTCCGCGTGGCCCGTAGCGCACGCTTGCGCGCCGTCCGGCAGTCGCGGAACGGCTCGATCGTGTCGAGGAACTCGATCGCACGGATCGAGACGCCGTTCTTGTACTGCGGCTTGTCGAGCGTGTTGAACTCGGCCTCGGCGAGCGCCACGCACGATTCGCCGGTGCAGTCGCCGAGGAGGTCTACACGGAGCGCCACGCAAACCCCCATTCCTCCATCACGGGACAACACGGGACGGCTTCTCGGGAAACCTCTACAAACACACTTTTCACTTCTAGGAGGTTTCCCGAAACGGTGTCCCTCATTGTCCCGTTGGCTCCACGAGCCGAATCTTAGTCCATCCGCGCACCCGCGCGCCGTTGACGTACTGCCGCTCGTCCGAGCATCCGGCCGCACGGAGCGACGCCTTGATCTGTACGTCGCCCGGCACCCTGATCCTCGACTCGTCGGCCCATCGCTGCACGTGCTCCTTGATCGCCTGCCACGGCTCGAAGTCGTGGACGCCGCCGATCGCGGCCCATCCCTCGAAGAAGTCGGCGAGCGGGTTCATCTCGTGCCGGTACTCGTCGGTGTAGTCGGTGACGATCTTCGGAGGGTTGATCCGTTGGTCGAGGTAGTCGGAGTGCCCCTCCACGAGCCACGCGAGGATCGCGCGCTGCGCCTCGGGCATCCGCAACTTCGAGCCGAGCGTCGGGTCTTGTTCGTTCTTCGGGATCGACTCCACGAACGGCACGTGCAGGATGCGCCGCCACATGGCGTCGTCGGCCGCGTCCACATGAGGTCGAGCGTTCGCGGCGAGCCACAAGACGCCCTCCATCTTGAACTCGAAATGCTCCTTGTACAAGAACCGCGCCGCGATCGTGTCGCCGCCGGTGATCGCCTTGACGACGCCCGCCGCCATCTTCTCGCCCTCATCGACCTCCAACGACTTGACGAACCGGACGCCACGCATCCGTGCGAGGTCGTTCGAGCCCGAGCGCCCGCCCTGCTTGACGATGAACGTCGAGAAGTCGGCAGTCTGCGCGTAGTCGCCGAGGACGTTCTCGATCGAGTCGAGGAACGTGGACTTGCCGGTGTCGCGCGGCCCGTGTGCGAACATGAGCACCTTCTCGGTCGGGTTGCCCGCGAGCGAGTAGCCCGCGCACCGCTGCACGAACCGCCGCAACTCCTCGTCCGGCAGGATGCGCTCGATGAACCCGTCCCACGCCTCCGAGCGCGCGTCGGGGTCGAACTCGACCGGAGCGAGCCGGGTGATGAGCGAGTTGCGATCGTGCTCGGCGAGGTCGAGCGTCTTGAGGTCGAGCGTGCCGTTGAGGACGTTGAGCGTGCCCGGAGCGTTGTCGAACGACTCGTCCGGCATCCGCACGCGCTCGTGGACGGCCACCATGCGGAGCGTGTTCTCGATCGCGCCCGCGTTCATCGACCTCTTGGCGAACCTCTTGAGCGCGACCCGAGCCCGGTCGTCGTGGAAGTCGAGATGATCGACGCCGTGGAACAGTCGAGCCGCCGAGTCGCGTGCGCGCCGGTGCGCCGCCCCGAGGTTGTCGGACTTCCACCGGGTGCCGTCCCACACGAGCCACCCGAGCCCGGAGGAGAACCGGAGGTCGTGGCCGAACTCGGCGACCACGCGCGCCGCGTTGCCGGTGTCGTTCTGCTCATCGAGCGCCTCGAACGACGGCCGCACGTCTTGGAGCGCGCGGTCGATCGTGCGGGCCCGGTAGTCGTCGCGCTCGGCCTTGTCTCGCCACAACTTCGACGCGCGCCACAACCGCTCGATCTGCTCGCGGTCGTCCGTGACCCGAGCGAGCGTCGCGCAGAACGCGAGGTCGGCCTCGGAGCCCGAGCCGTACTTGGACGTGTCGCCTTCCCACAAGCGCCGGAAGTGCGAGTGGTTCATCGCGCGATCGAGCGCCACTTCGTCCTCCACGTCCACCGTCGATTCCGGCTTCGAGCCCTTTCCGGCGGGTGCCGGAACCGCCTCGTCAGCGGAACCGAAGAATCGGTCGTACACGGCGTCGAGGTCGGCCTGCGCCTCGCGTACCTCGGGCCCGTTGAGCGACTGCCCGGTGATCGCGAAGTACCGCCGCTCGTCATACATCTCGATATCGCCGCCCCACGGCGTCTTGCCGGTGCGGTTCCGCTTGCCGTTCTTGACGGCCTTGACGATGATCTTCGCGCCGGTGTCCGACGGCGAGACTTCGGCGTACGAGTCGAGCGCCTCGATGATCGCGAGCGCGTCCTTGTGGAACTCGCCCGTCTCGGGATCGCGGCAGTCGTCAAGATCGACGCCGCAGTACGGGTCGTCCCTCGTGAACATGAAGCCTACGCCGTCGTACCCGTTGCCCACCACGGCGACGGCCGCGTCGAACGTGCTCCATGTCTTAGGATCGTTCGCCCGAGCGTGCGAGCCCTTGACGCTATACGGGACTTTCGTGGGCTTCCCGTCGCGAATCTCCTGACGCCAGAGGCACCACTGCGGCGTGTCGCGCAACTCTCTCGGGATGTTGCCCGGCTTCACGAGAGGTACTCCACGAGCGCCTGCGCCGCTTCGAGCGTGTCGCCGATCATGCCGAGCGCCCGATTGTGAGGCCCGCATAGCGCGCCTCGAACAGCGCCGGTCTCGTGGTCGTGGTCGATGACTATGCGATCGAACGAGCCGCATAGCGCGCATCCGCGCCCGAGCATCTCCTCAACCTCTTCGACGGTCAATCCGTAGCGCCGCGCGCGTACGCGCTGCAAGTGCTCGGCCCATTCCTCGTCGGTCATGGAGTCCTTGCGCTTCTTGGCCCTGTACTTCTCGCGTTGTTCCTCCGGCATGTTGGCCTGGTAGTTCCTCGCGTACTCCTTCGCCTTGTCCGACTTGGCGTACCTCTTCATCGCCTCCTTGTGAGCTTCCACTTGAGCCGGAGTGCGCCATCGCCCCGCGTGCCACACGCGGCCGGGGTACTCCTTCGACTTGTCGAACACCGGAGGGACTGTCGCCATAGCGCCCATTGTACCAATCAACCTAGTGTCGCCGTGCGCCGAGCGGACATCTAGTTCAGCACGATATCGGCCGCCGTGTGGTGCGGGCACCCCGAGCGGACTAGCTCGATCGCCTGCCGCCAATCGGCGTCAGTGGCCGCGATGGTCGAGGCCCGGAGGTCATCGAAGCCCGCGCGGAGGAGTTGGTCGATCCGCCAGTGGACGACCGAGGCCCGCTGCGTGTCGCCGTCGTACAAGTCCACGAGCCGATCGAGAGTGGCCTCCCTCTCGTAGTCCTTCGCGATGCGATCGCCCGGTGAGTCGTCACGTTGGAACGGCACGGGTCGCATGTTACCGGACGACCGGCGAGCCCCGATGAGGAGCCCGCCGATCGCCGCCGCGACGATGATCGCCGCCCGCTTCACTACGACCGGCCGTTCCCGTGCCGGTTGTACTTCGGCCGGTGCTCGAAGATGAGGTCGTCCTCCGTTGCGCGAGCGAGCCCGATCGACGGGAACATCTCCCACTCGATCGAGACGACCTCCGGCCACCATGCCGACGCGCCCTTGCCGCCGGTCTGCTTGCCGCGCTCGTGCCCCTGCATCCGGTTCGCTGCGTTGGTACACGACCCGACGTAGATCAACTCGTCGTCGGCGTCGTAGCACTTGTACACGAACCCGATCCGTCCCGGTGTGCTTCTCATGGCATACCTCCTACCTATCCCGGCCGGGTAACTCGGGAAACGTATACCCGGCCGGGAACATCGGTAGGACTACGGCGTGACGATCGCGACCTTGACGATCGTGTCGTGACCCGGATCGCACTCGGAGCCGTCGAGCCCGCCCCACTTGACGTTGTTGCCCTCGGATACGCACAAGTACCCGATCGCGTTTCCGATGCCGTTGACGCCATCCTTGCCGGGCTCGCCCTGCGGCCCCTGCTCGCCGGTCGGCCCACGCTCGCCGGGGATGCCCTGCTGCCCCTGCTCGCCGGGGATGCCCTGCTCGCCCTGCGCGCCGGTGGCTCCCGTTGCGCCGGTTGCGCCCGTGGCACCACGCGGGCCGGGGATGCCGGTGCCGTCCTTGCCGGGGATGCCCTGCGCGCCGGTCGCACCGGTCGCGCCGACGGCTCCGGCCTTGCCGTTCTTGCCCGGCTTGCCGTTCTTGCCGTCCTTGGCGATGAGACACTTGATCGTGCTGCCCCGGTAGAGGTTGAGGTCGCCGTACGACGGGTACGACGTGTGCTTCTCGACGTGGACGCACAACTTGTGCGTGTACGTCTTGTTCGACGCGGCCGTCGCCATGCCCGCGAGCGCGAGCGTGAGGACGACGAGCGCCACGAGGTACTTCTTCACGCGTGACCTCCTCGGTCGTTGTCGTCGTGCTTCTCGAAGTGTGTGCGATCCTCGTCCGTCCACTCCTCGCCGGGCACCGAGCGGACGCTGCGGCGAGCCGCGAGTTCGTCGTGAATCGCCCGGTGCCGGTCGCCGTTGGCCGACGCCTTGCACAACCCCGCCGTCACGAGCCACACGCCGCCGACCACGAGGACGATGCCCCACGCGAGCGGAGGGATGACGACCGCGATGCCGAGGAAGATGCACGCGATGATCGCGCCGACGATGTAGAGGATGACGCTCATGGCCGCGCGTGCTCCGGCTCGTACGTCTCGCGGCCGGGCACGAGCCCGTACTCCACGACCGGCTTGCCGACCTCGCCGTCGAGCCCCTCGGTGATGACGACGCCGACGATCGCGCCGCCGACCTCGTACACGGTGATCGCGAGCGACTCGTCGCGCGCGTCACCCGGCTCGATGCACAACGGGTTCATGTAGGAGCCCTCGGCGACGCGGACTGCGATGCCGGTGCCCTCGATCTGCTGCTTGCCCATCTTGTCCTCCTAGAGTTCGGGGTGGTCTTGACAGTAGACGAGCGCCTCGCGCTTCGTGTCGAAGTTCTCGTGGAACTCGCCGCCCACGTCGAGCGCCCATCGGCCGTTCTCGCACCGCTCCACGATGCACTCGTTGTCGGTGCCGAGCACGAGGTACCGGCCGGGCCCGCACTTGGCGGACTGCATCGGGAGCGACTGCGACTCGTAGCGGCCGATCATGGTGCTCCTTCCGGTAGTGGTCTGCGTCATGCCCTAAGACTAGACGCGATCGGAGCCCGTGTCAAGGGTCAATTTTCGGCTTACTTGCGCCGTTTGTCGAGCGAGAGCCACCGCTCGTCGTCGCCCTTCTTGAACCCGAGGAGCCCGCGACCCACCGTGCCCCACGACTGCTCGAACCCTTGGTCGAGGAGCGCCTGCCGCATGTAGCGGAAGAACGCCTCGGCCTCGCCCACCTTGTCGAACAGTCGGACGCGGCACGTCGGCGACTTGACCATCGGCGTCTCGTCCGACGTGAGCACGGCCGCGCGGATCGAGTCGTCCTTGCGGATGCGATGCTTGGCCGCTCGAACGGTGAACGCTTCGAGTCGGTCGCGGGGGTTCACCGCTGCGCCGACGACGGGCTCGATGGTCGTGAAGTCGGCGACCGGCCCGTCGAGGTCGGCGCGACCCTTCACGTAGCCGAGACGGACTACGCGCCATCCGTCGAGTGCCGGGGTCATGGTCAAGATGCGGCTGTTCTCGGTCATGTCGTCGTACCTCCTCCTTCGTTGTCAGGGGTCTGCTGCTTGCGGAGGTAGACCCATACGGGCGACGCGACCTGCACGGCGGTCGGCGCGACGACGCCGAACGGCTCGAAGCCGTCGGCGAGTAGCCGTTCCAACTTCTCGGTGTCGGCCTTGCGCGCGTGCTGCGACGCGGGATCGACGGCGCGGTCGATGACCCACCGGGTCACGCTGCCGACTCCACGCGCGCGTCGGTCGCCCAGGTGCCGTACCGCGAAGCCACGCGGTCATGCCCTTCGTCTTGCGCTCGACCGAGAAGAAGTCGAACGTGGGCCTTGACGTGCCGGACTTCGGCGAGGATCGCGTTGGCGACGAGCCGCGCGTCCTCGATCGAGTCGAAGTGGAACTCGTACTGCTCGCCGTCGTGGTACTGCCCGCCCGAGTAGTAGTGCCGCTCGCCGAGTGTGACCTCGATCGTGCGCGTCGGCTTCGAGTAGCCCCGGCCCTGGTGCACGGCCGAGAACGAGCCGACGAACGAGTTGGACGCGACGAGCGGCCTTGCCACTACTGCGACTCCAAGTGCGCGAGGAGTTCGCGCGCCATCGCCTTGAGCCGCCACACCGGGGAGATGAGCGACCACGCCGACGCGAGCCCCATGCCTTGCTCGCCCGAGTGCTCGACGGCGACGACGAAGCCGGTGATGTTCTCCGGCTCGATGCCGAAGTGCGCGGCGATCGCCTCACCGAGCGCGTTCGACGGCTCGCCCATGTCCGGCGAGATGTCGAGGTTCAACTTGACGGGCTCGACCTCGGCGTCGATCGTGCGGCCGGTCGGCTCGATCGGCTGCTGATCGTCGCCCGCGCCTGCGAGACGTTCGCGGAGCCCCATGACTAGCGGGCCCACCCTGCGGCGATGCACGCGGCGATCACGTACGCGAACAATCCCATGATCGCGACGTTGACGGCCACGGACACGACCACCCACCCGAGGAACGAGAGAGCGGGCCGCGAGAGAATCTTGACGGGGAACAAGTCCATGCACTACCTCCTCACCGGCTCATGCCGGGTCGTTGTCGAAACGCATCCTAGTCTTTCGCCCGTGCGTCGCGTGGTGAGACGCGCAGAGCGGACGCAGGTACTTCGGGTCGTCCGGGTTTTCGACTCGACGCATGAGGAGTTCCTTGCGCGTCTCGGGGTAGTGGTCGGCGATCGTTGCCTGCGTGGACAATCCCTCGGCCGAGCACAAGACGCACCACCGATGCCGCCGGAGGAACGCGGCCGACGTGCGCCGCCACGCCGCGTCGTCGTACGGCCGCTCGTTCGCCGGGCTCGCCGACTTGCACTCCGGGCACACGCCGCCGGGCTCGCCGGTCGGCTTGCCGCACCGATGGCACGCGGTCATCATCGCCGGATCGCCGCGATCACGCGCTCCACGTCGCGCTTGTCCATGTACGCGTACCACCCGTTCACGTAGTGGCCGTTCTCCTTGGCTTCTTCGAGGAGCGCGTGCAGTCGGTCGGCCGCTGCGATCGCCGCTGCGTCCGGGCCCGTCCGCTTCGCCACGCCGTCCACGAAGATCACCGCTTGGACGGTACCACGGAGTCGCGGAGGATCGAACGGTGCATGTACACGACGTTCGGGGTCGCCCCTCGGAGCCACGCTCGGTGCGCGATGTTGAACGGCACGTAGTCATCGGACAGGTGCTCGTACATGCCCTCGATCGGCTTCGAGTAGTCGTTGCGCTTCGTGCCGGGCACCTTCTCGTAGTACCCGTGGAAGTCGCCGTCGGTGGCGTTCATGCCGTCGAGCGGCCCGCCGTAGCAGGGGTGCGCCTTAGCCACGAGCGAACAACGCGATCGTGGCGACGCCGTAGCACGCCTGCGCGATCGCGAGCCTCGGGTCGCCGTGCCGGTAGAACAGGACGCCGAGCACGACGCACGTGACGGCCTGCACGGTCGCGGCCGCGTAGATCACGTCGCGACCTCGCGCATCGGGAGCACGACCGTCCGCGAGCCCTTGAACCGGATCGCGATTTCGCTCGTCTCCTCGCGCACGTTGAGCACCGTGCCGACGAGCCCGGCCGGTGAGACGACGTGCCACCCGCCGACCTTCCGCTTGTTCCGCTTGCGCTGCTTCTCGGCCACGCACGCTCGGCATATGCCCGAGAGCCCCGTCACGGTGTCGTGCGGCTCCTCGTAGAACTCCTCGCGCTCCTTGCGAACTTGGCACCGGATACACTTCTTCACGAGGACGGAGCCTCGGGTGGCTTCTTGACCTCCGGCCGTCTCACGAACGTCTGCTCGCGCGTGAGCGACGCCGACACGTAGCCGGGCTCAAGGATGCCCGCATCGCCGAGCGCGATGAGGAGCGCCCGGTACTTCTCCCACGGCATCGGCACGTCGAGGTACAAGTGGAAGTGGCCCGGCGTCGTGGACGGCACGAGCGCCGCCTCGAAGTCGAGGTCGAGCACGGGAACGTCGCGCTCCGTGAGCCGATGAGGTTCGCGTCCTTCTCGTCGGCGACCTTGTACCGCTCAGTCTCGCGGAGCCGCTCCTCGAACGACCCACCCTGCTCGTCGGTGAGCACCGTGTCGAGCGTGTCGCATCGGTAGAACGTGCGCCGGATCACCGGCGGTTCCTCTTGCGCGACTGCTTCGCGACCTTGTTCTTCGCCCGCCGCTTCGCCCGCGCCTTGTACTTCGCCGCGCGCTTCGCCGGGTCGTGCGTGTCGGGGTACCTCGGGTCGATGCCGAGGTACTCGCGGATGCGCCCGAGCCCGATCACTCGACGCCCTCGTCCGGGCCGGTGAGCACGCGGCCGATCGCTGCGTGTTCGAGAACCTCGCCGCGCTGCGCGACGACCTTGGCCGCGAGGAACAAGTCGTGGAGTTCCTGCGACGGCTCGTAGACCTTCGCCTCGTAGCCGCCGCGCTTCTTCGGTCGGACGACGATGAGCGCGTCGATCGCGGGCATCGGGTGTTCGTTCGTGTCGCCCGAGATGGCGAAGAAGTCGGCGAACGCGTACGCGTTCAACTGAATCGGGTGCTCGTCGTAGATGCGCTTGCCGGTCTTGTAGTCGATGATCGCCGTGCGCTTGCGCGGCTTGAGCCCGAGCGACGCCGGGAGCGTCACGCCGCCGAGCACGTCCGACGTTCCGGCGTACTCGTGCTCGCGCGAGAAGCACGTGAACTCGGTGAACTTGACCTTGACGTTGAAGTCCTTGAGGAACGCGAGCGTGCCCTTGTACTGATTCGCGAGCCCCTTGTCCTTCGGGATCGAGTGCTCGATGCCCGACGCGTACATCTCGACCGCGTTGTGGACGATCGTGCCCGCGCGCGCCGACCGATCGGTCGTGCGGTACGGGCTCCGCTTGAGCATGTCGATCGCCGCCTCGTCCGGCAACCCGATCCACTCGTCCTTGTGCTCGACCGCGAACGTCGCGACCATCTTCGCGTTCCACGGAGCGAGCGCCTCCTTCGGGATGC